AATCCTTTTTCAACGATCACGGAGACCATTTCATGCCATTCCCCGAGAACACCCCCACGCCTGACGATCTGCCATCTCTCAGCTCCGCCGAGGTTGCGGCGCTGCCGGTCGAGTTGCTGGCGATCCTGCAGCGCGAGATCGACGAGCGCCTGAAGCGCGACAAGGCGGCCAAGGCCCGCTTCGATGCCGGACTGGCCGTCCGCTATGCTACCCGGGCCGCCGAAGAACGGCAGGTTTCGGGCAAAGACACCGGCACGGTCCGCTTTGATGATGGCGATTTCACCGTGGTCGCTGATCTGCCGAAGCGGGTGGATTGGGATCAGGACCGGCTGGCCGACATGGTCGCGCGGATCCACGATGCCGGGGACGATCCTGCCGAATATGTCGATCTGGCCTACAAGGTGCCGGAGCGCAAATACGCGGCCTGGCCCGAGGCGATCCGTCAGGGCTTCGAGCCCGCGCGCACGGTGCGGCCCGGTACGCTGAAGGTCGAGATCCTCGCGCAGGGGGCAGACCAGTGAGCCTCCCCATCATCAGCGCGGACCAGCGGCTGGCCGAGCCGCGCGGCATCAAGGGCTGCATCTTCGGGAAATCCGGCATCGGGAAGACTTCGCTGCTCTGGACGCTCGATCCCGACCGCACCTTGTTCATGGATCTCGAAGCGGGCGATCTCGCCATCGAGGGCTGGGCAGGTGACAGCATCCGGCCGCGTACATGGACGGAATGCCGGGATTTCGCGGTGTTCATCGGCGGGCCCAATCCGGCTTTGCGCGAGGAGCAGCCCTATAGCCCGGCCCATTACAAGGCCGTCTGCGACCGCTTCGGCGACCCGGCATCGCTCGACCGCTACGACACGATCTTTGTGGACTCGATCACTGTAGCGGGTCGGCTGTGCTTCGGGTGGTGCAAGGGCCAGCCCGAAGCGCTGTCGGAGAAGACCGGTAAACCAGACGTGCGCGGTGCCTACGGGCTGCATGGCCGCGAGATGATCGGCTGGCTCACCCATTTGCAGCACACGCGGGCAAAGAATGTCTGGTTCGTCGGGATCCTCGACGAGAAGCTCGACGACTTCAATCGCAAGGTATTCCTGCCGCAAATCGACGGCTCAAAGACCGGACTGGAGCTGCCGGGGATCGTCGATGAGGTGATCACCATGGCCGAGCTGAAGGCCGACGGCGGCGATCCGTATCGTGCCTTCGTCTGCCAGACGATCAACCCCTGGGGCTTTCCGGCCAAGGACCGCTCCGGCCGCCTGGCTCAAGTCGAAGAACCTCATCTCGGCCGACTGATGGCGAAGATCCGGACACCAGCGGCCCCGGCGACGGATCGCCTGACCTACGCCCCGCCGCCTGCCGATGCGGCCGGTGCCGACCAATCCCAACCGCAATCCTGACCAAAAAAAGGAGGTTCCCCATGGGTTCCTGGAACGATTTCAACGACGCGCAGAGCAACACCAACCTCATCCCCAAGGGCACGCTGGCCAAGGTCCGTCTGACCATCCGCCCCGGCGGCTTCGACGATGCCTCGCAGGGCTGGACCGGCGGCTATGCCACGCGCGGCTCGACCGGCGCGGTGTACCTCAATGGCGAGTTCACCGTGACGGAAGGCCAGTATGCCCGGCGCAAGGTCTTCACCTTGATCGGGCTTCACAGCCCCAAGGGACCGGACTGGGCCAACATGGGCCGCAGCCTGGTGCGCGGCATGCTGAACTCGGCGCGCGGAATTTCCGACAAGGACATGTCGCCCGAGGCGCAGGCCGCGCGGCGCATCAGCGGTTTCGCCGATCTCGACGGCATCGAGTTCGTGGCTCGCATCGACATCGGCACCGACGCCAGCGGCGACGACAAGAACGAGATCCGCAGCGCCGTCACGCCCGATCATCGCGACTATGCGCAAATCATGGGCACGGCGCCGCTCCAGTTCAGCGGTAATGCCCCGCAGCAGAGTGCTGCCGCCCCAACGTCCTCGTCCAATCCGCCGGCAGCCAACTCAGGTGCCCCCGGGCGGCCGAGCTGGGCGCAGTAAGGGGGGATCGGTCATGCGCCTACGTCCCCGCCAGAAAACCTTCGTCGAGCGCAGTGTTGCTGCGCTCGGCCAACACGGTAACACGCTGGGTGTGGCGCCCACCGGCGCGGGCAAGACCATCATGCTCTCGGCGGTAACCGGCGAGATGATCGGCGCCGGCGCCAAGGCTTGCGTGCTGGCCCATCGCGACGAGTTGACCGCGCAGAACCGCGCCAAGTTCCACCGCGTGGTGCCAGAGGTGTCGACATCCGTGATCGACGCCACCGAAAAATCCTGGGGCGGCGACGTCACCTTCGCCATGGTGCCCACATTGGCGCGGGCGCACAACCTGGCCGACATACCGCGCGTTGATCTGTTGGTGATCGACGAGGCGCATCACGCGGTGGCGGACAGCTACCGTCGCATCATCGACCGGGTGCGCGACCTCAATCCTGACGCCCGCGTGTTCGGGGTGACGGCCACGCCGACCCGGGGCGACCGCAAGGGGCTGCGCGAGGTCTTCGACAATGTCGCCGACCAGGTGCGGTTGGGCGAGTTGATTGCGTCTGGCCACCTTGTGCCGCCGCGCACCTTTGTCATCGATGTGGGGGTGCAGGAGGAATTGAAGTCGGTCCGCAAAACCAGTGCCGATTTCGACATGACCGAGGTGGCGGACATCATGGACCGCGCGCCTGTAACCGACGAGGTGATCCGCCATTGGCGTGAGAAGGCCGGGGACCGGCAGACCGTCGTATTCTGCTCCACGGTCGCCCACGCGGACCATGTGACCGAGGCCTTCCGCGCCGCGGGGATCACGGCCGCGTTGATCCACGGCGATCTGGCGGCCGAGACCCGCAAGGCGATCCTTGCCGATTACGCGGCGGGCAAGACCCGTGTGATCGTCAATGTCGCCGTGCTGACCGAAGGCTGGGATCATCCGCCGACCGCCTGCGTCGTGCTGCTTCGGCCCAGTTCCTACAAATCCACCATGATCCAGATGATCGGGCGCGGGCTGCGCACGGTCGATCCGGAGGAGCATCCCGGCATCGTCAAGACCGACTGCGTGGTGCTGGATTTCGGAACGTCGAGCCTGATCCACGGCACGCTGGAACAGGATGTCGATCTGGATGGCAAGACCAATACCGGTGAAGCCCCGACCAAATCCTGCCCGGCCTGCGCGGCGGAGATCCCGCTCGCCGCCACCGAATGCCCGCTCTGCGGCGAGGTGTTGCTTCAGGACGCGGGCGAGACCGGCGCGGACGCAGCGCCACTCTCGGGCTTTGTCATGACCGAGATCGACCTGCTGAAGCGCTCCAGCTTCGCATGGGTCGATCTCTTCGGCACGGACGACGCGCTGATGGCCACCGGCTTCACGGCCTGGGGCGGAATCTTCTGGATGGAGGGCGTCTGGTACGCCATCGGCGGGGCCAAGGGCCAGCGGCCACGCTTGCTGGGCGTCGGAGAACGCACCGTCTGCCTCGCGCAGGCCGACGACTGGCTCAACACCCACGAGAGTGATGAAAGCGCCTTCAAGACGCGCGGATGGCTGCGCCAGCCACCGACCGACAAGCAATTGAAATACCTGCCGCCCGAGTGTCGCCACGACTTCGGCCTGACGCGCTATCGCGCCTCGGCGCTGATGACGTTCGGCTTCAACAAGCGCGCCATCCAGGCGGCCGTGAATGCGGTGGCGGGATCCGAACGGAGGGCGGCATGACCCATGAAATCACTCAACCCCATCACAGCCGAGGAGCGGCGGCGTCTCTGGCATCCGCGTGGAACGCTCTGTGCTGTCTGCCGGCAACCCACGCGTGGTTTTGGCTGGCGCGATCCGCACCGGTCGAAGCGGCCCCGGCCATCGGTCTGGTTCTGCTCGATGCCCTGCCAGGGCTTCTGGACCCGTTTGGCGCGGGAGCGTTTTGCCATGGTTGATTTGACCGAAGAAGAACGCACCGCCGTCACCGCCACCATGAGACGCGTGGCACTCCTGATGGAGGAAATCGGCTGGCAGACCGCGTTCGCGGAGCTGAGCGAAGCACAGGTGCGTGCCCTGATCGAAGAGGCCGTCGAAGGGTTCCGGGAGGCCATGTCCGACATCGCCAAAGCGAACGCGCCGGAGATCCCGTTTTGACATTGGATTTCAATCACCGCCCTTCCATGGCCGAGCGGATCAACGCACTGGTCGATGAAGCCCTTGTTGCCGACCGGGAGGCCGCGCCGCCCCGGACCTATCTCGGGGCATCCCGCCTTGGGCATGCTTGCGAACGCGCGCTGCAGTTTGAGTTTGCCGGTGCGCCGAAGGATGAGGGTGCCGATTTCGGCGGACAAACGCTCCGGATCTTCGCGATCGGTCATCAGCTCGAGGATCTGGCGATCCGCTGGCTGCGCGCGGCCGGGATCGATCTGGTGACCCAAAAACGCGATGGCGACCAGTTCGGCTTCTCCGTCGCGGGCGGTCGTATCCGGGGCCATGTCGATGGGATCATCGCCGATGCGCCGGCAGCGCTTGGCATGCACGCCCCGGCGC